TATTTTGTTGGTGGATCAAAAATGATGTTTCCTTCGGATACATCATTAGGTGCAAAAGCTAAAGAAGTTGTAAATTGTAGATGTGTATCTATACCATTTATACCAGATTAAACATGTGATAAAAAAAAGTATTAATTTTGAAAATAAAAAATTATGAAAAAAATATTATTTAAAGGAGGAGTCATTGATGACATAGATCAAAAACTTGGTGTTGTTAAAGGATATGGTTCAATATTTGGAAACTTAGATTCTGATAAAGACATTATAGAAAAAGGCGCTTATGCAAGAACTTTAAAAAATAATGGCAATAGAGTTAAATATTTATATCAACATGATATTACAAAACCAATTGGTAAAATGAGAGAACTTTATGAGGACGAAAAAGGCCTTGCTTTTGTCGCTGAAGTGCCAAAAACCACATTCGGTAAAGAGATCTTAGAACTAATGGAATATAAAGTAATTGATGAAAATAGCGTTGGTATTATGCCAATTGAAAAAGAAATAAATGATGAAGGTAATAGAGTAATTACTGAGGTAAAACTTTTTGAAGTATCTGCTGTTACACTAGCTGCAAACGATGAAGCAAAAATATTAGAAGTAAAAGGTGAATCTGAAAAGATTGATTATTACACAAAGAGATTTGACAATTTAATTAAATTCATTCGTAAAGGTAATATTACGGATGATCTTGGTTATTTGGTTGAATATGAACTTGAAGTATTAAAATCTTTGATTGCTCGTGATAATACACACCAATCAAATGAGGAACTATCTCGTGGTAATGCACACATAGAAATCAAAAAAGATGAAGATGATTCAAATTCAATTATGAATTATATGTTTAACAATTTAAAATCTAAGTCAAAATGAATGAAGATTTAAAAAAACAGATAGATGATATTTGTAACGTAATTGATGAGAAGATTGAGAAAAGTTCCAATGCGCTCAAAGATAACGTAAACAAAGAGATTGATTCTGTTGTATCTGGCGAGGTTAAGAACCTTGTTGAGAAACATTCTGAAATGGTTGAAAGACTAGACAAGATTGAAGTAGAAAACAAAAAAGAAAACTTCAATGGAGTTTATAAAACTAAATCAGAAGTATTTGGAGATGCTATTGAGAAAAGCGAATCATTCCAAGCAATGAAAAGTGGAAACTCAAATAACGCATCATTTGATGTAAAAGCAGACGTTTTAATATCGTCTGACTTTTCTGGTGCTAGTTCATCAAGAGATGCAACTGGCGTTGAAACTGTGGCTGGTATCAAACGTGATCCGTCAAATGTGACGAACATGATGAACATCATACCAGTAGCAAGTACAACATCTAATGTAATTAGATATGTTAAGGAATCAGCATATACTGACAATGCAGCTAACGTTGCAGAAGGTTCAGCACCAACTGATTCAGAGTTTCAACTTACTGCTACTGACGCTATCGTACAGAAAACAAGTGCAGTCATGACAATTTCGCAAGAAATGCTTGATGACACACCTGCGTTGCAAAGTTACCTTTCACAAAGGTTACCTGCAAAAATTATGACGGTAGTTGATGATCAGTTATTAAATGGTTCTGGTAGTTCACCAAATCAATTAGGTTTGATGAATGGTGGTACAACTTTTGCTGCTGGTGGCTTTGCAAACGCTATTGAATCAGCACAAGAATTGGATTGTTTGATAGTAAGTGCTAATCAATTAGCTTTAGCTAACTATTCAGCGTCTGGAATTATCCTTAATCCTACTGACTTCCATAAAATCTATCTCTTAAAAGATAGCACAAATGAGTATCTAAGAGGTAATTCTGTGGTAACAAGTGACGGTTTCACTAGAATAAATGGCATACCAGTCTTTTTAAATAATAAAATGGCTGCTGGATCATTTGTTGTTGGTGACTTCTCGCAAGGATCACAAGTTTTCCAAAGAGAAAATTTAAAAGTTGACTTTGCGTATGAAAACAACGATAATTTCGACAAGTATCTTGTTAGCGTTAGAGGTATTATAAGA